AGCTGTTCCGTGAGCTGATGGCGATCTTCCCCGCGTGGAAGCAGGCCTGGCCTGACAAGGAGGCGATCGGCGCCGCGAAGGCCACCTGGACCAAGGCTTTCATGGCCGAGAACATCACCCGCATCGAGCAGATCCGCTTCGGCATCGAGCAGTGCCGCAAGCTGGGCTCGGACTTCGCACCGAGCGTTGGCAAGTTCATCAAGCTGTGCCAGCCCACCCCCGAGATGCTGGGTATTCCTTCTTTGGAAAAGGCGTTCCGCGAGGCCTGCCGTAACGCTCACCCGTCAATGGCCGGCCAGGCGAAGTGGTCGCACCAAGCGGTCTGGCACACAGCCAAAGAGTGCGGCTTTGAACCGCTCAATCGCCTCGAAACGTCGCTCGCCATGAAGCTGTTCGAGCGCAACTACGTGATCACCGTCCGCCGCATGATCGAGGGTCTGCCATTGCAGAAGATGCCCTTGGCCCTGCCCGCCCGCGCTGAAGCCCGGCGCACTCCCGATATCGGAAACAAGGCCTTGGCCGAACTGCGCGCCCGCCGCGCCGCAGGGGCACCGGCTGCACCTGCTGTGGAGGCTCACTGATGGCGTTTACAGAATCGCGCATTCAACAACTGCTGGCCGGCCAATCATCGACCGCCCGAAAGATCTTTGAGCACGTGCCCATCCAGCAGCCGTGGAGCGCCCACGACATTCACTGCGCCGCGCTGGCAGCAAACGCCACCTCCGTTGCCGTGCACGCGGTTCGCCGCGCGCTCGGTGAATTGAAAGACGCCGGGATTATCCGGGAGCCAGTGGGCAGCAAGTTTCAGCGCGACGCCGTAACCACAAAATTGAGGATCGAGAAGCCCATGCCCAAGCTTGCAAACGAAACCGTCGTTCCGCTCAAGAAGCCAGATTTTCAGGCGCTGGATGCACTTGTGGGCCTCTCTGCGGAGGTCATCAATTTGGCTGACGATATCGGTGCGCGCCTGAAAGGATTGGCGGCACGCATCGAGGAGGTTGCCCTGTCGGTTGAGGTTGAGCGCGATACCAACGCCGAGGCGCTGGGCAAGCTCAAGCAGCTCCAGACCTTGCTGAAGGGGATCGCACAGTGAGCGCGCTCGACACCCAGGTGGCTGGTGATCACTACCGGTTGCTGAAGATTCAGCCAATTGAGTTCATCCACGCCAATGGCATCCCGTTCGCGGAAGGCAACGTAATCAAGTACGTGGCGCGCTGGCGGGACAAGGGCGGCATTGCCGATCTGGAGAAGGCCAAGCACTACCTTGAGCTGCTTATTGAGCTCGAGACGAAAGCGCGGGGTCTCGCGGAATGAAGACCTTCAAGACCCTCATAGTGTGCCTAGCGACAATCCTTGAGGCTGGTTACTTATCCCAGCCGCTTTCGGTCCAGTTCGGGGGTGGCATGTGAAGCAGACCAAGTTCACCAAGGCTGCGCGCGGTCGCGATTGCCAGATCCGTGTGCCTGGCGTGTGCAACGGCAACCCCGAAACCACGGTACTGGCTCACCTGCGAATGGCCGGCACGCGCTGCGGCATGGGTTTGAAACCGCACGACCTGCAGGGCGCCTGGGCTTGTTCCGCCTGCCACGACGCCGTCGACGCGCGCACCAAAACTGAATTCACCCGCGAGCAGCTCAGCCATATGCACATGCAGGGCATGGTGCGGACCATCGATATTCTGGTGAGCGAAGGGAAGGTGGCGGCGTGATCACGACTTGGGACCAACTGAAAGCTCTGCTGAATAACTCCAAGGTTCATTCCGACGGCCGTGAGGCGTACTGGTTTGGGGGTGCGCGATGACCGACTTGAACGAAATGTCGCAAAACGCGCGATCTGCCGCAATGCGTGGAGGCATGGACGGATGGGGCCACGCAGGAGGCGTGGCTCAGCACATCCTGTACATGGAGGTACGGGCAAATCGCCGCGGTCGTCAGCCCAAGTGCCACTGTGGCTGCGGAACGCCCAAAACGCATATCGGCAAAGCAAACGGCGTGGCGCTCACGGGTGGCTGCGAATTCTACGTCCGGCGCTGGGTGAAAACCGGAGGTCGGCCATGACCGAGACGTTGATTCTGCCATGGCCGCCTAAAGTTCTGAGCCCGAATGCGCGGTCGCATTGGGCCACCAAGAGCAAGGCCGCCAAGGCCTACCGCGCGGCCTGCTTCCTGCTGTGTCTGAAGGCGGCTCTACCTGTTCCTGCGGGCCGGGCGCTGCTGTCGCTCGAATTCGTTCCGCCTGATCGTCGCCGTCGGGACGATGACAACTGCATCGCCGCATTCAAGTCTGGGCGCGACGGCGTGGCGCAAGCGCTGGGGATTGACGACAGCCGGTTCGTTACCCAGCTGCAGATCAGCGAAGAGACGGTCAAGGGCGGCGCGGTTCGTGTACGCATCTCCGATTACATGGAGGATCAGGCATGAGCACTGCCGCTGTGAAGATCACTGACGCCGAGATAAAACGTCAGGCCGTCGGCGCGGTGCGTGACCTGCGCGACGTGGAGAATCGTGGTCTGTATCTGCGTTTCAGCCAGAACCGCGCCCGGGCATCGTGGTACTTGGTACGCAAGGGCAAGTGGAACCTTGTTGGTGCCTTCCCTGATTTGACGGCCAAACAGGTGGTGGCGGCGCTTCCGGACATTCGACTTCGCATCGAGGCGGGTGCCAATTCAGCGCTATCAAAATGGGCGACCACGGGTGAATTACTGGATTGGTTCGCTGAGCGGTATTCGCTCGATCGGAGTCTTTCCAAAAAGCGCAAGGACACCAGTGCCTCGATGCTCCGTCGGCACCTACTGCCTTGCTTGGGAGAAGTGGCCTTGGCCAGCATCGACAAAGCGACGCTGGACAGTCAGCTGATTTGGCCGATGCAGCAAACCGTCGAGATCGACTACGTGCGGTCCGCGTTCCAACTGCTCGCGCTGGCGTTCCGGCAGGCTTACAAGCTGCGGCTGATATCGGCAAACCCCATGCAGGACATCAAGTTCAAGGACTTCTCGACTGCGAAGGTCGGCATCAAGGCGTCGAAGCTGCGCGGCACCCAGTTGCAGGGCCTCCTTCACCACCTGGCTGGCGTTATCGAGACCACCCCACATGATGGGATGTTGGCCGTGATGATGCTGTGTCATGGCACCCGAATCGGCGAAACCCGCCAAGCGCGCTGGTCTCACATCAGCCTTGCCGAGCGTGAGTGGTTCATTCCCAGCGAGAACACCAAGACCGGCGTTGAGCATCATCTTCCGCTGACAGATCAGGTGCGGCAGCTGCTCATCTGGTACCGCGAAAAACAACAGGCCGCTGGCTATGACGGGCAGTTCCTGTTCCCCGGTCGCGGCGGTCAAGGCCTCAGTGAGGGCCGGGCGAGCGCGGTATTCGCTCGGGTGGGGAAGGGTGAGTGGACCAGCCATGACCTACGCAAACTAGCTCGCACCTGCTGGGCAGACATCGGGATAGATCACCTGATCGGTGAGCTGCTGATCAACCATGCCATGGGCCACAACGTGAAGGTCTACGTCCAGTCAGGCGTGATGGCTCGCAAGCGTGATGCCCTGATGAAGTGGAACGCCCATCTAGACGGTAAGGGCTTCGGCCTGATTCAGAGATTGACCGGCTTTAGATTCGAAGATTCTGATAATCAGCTACAGCCCACGGACGGCGTGGCCTCTGTGGCAGTTGCCAACACCACCATAGGCGAGGTTTCAAAATGCTGAATCAGGGCCTTTTTAAGCCAAGCGTCAGCCTCTGGCAGCACTACGTCACCCTTCTCAGCGTCGGCGGCATGGGAGTCGCGGTCTTGTTCGATTCAGGATGGGTCGCAACTATCGTCGTCGTTACGTTCTTGGTAGGTGCGGCTGTTGAGGGTTACGCCGAAGGCTTTATCGGTGCAAGAGAGGGTAGTGAGCGCCTATGAAAAAAAGCCATGGACCTGCTTTCCGGAAGGAATTGAAGCCGCTGATGGAGTGTCCGACCTGCCGCGGCGCCGGCGTCGTCAGTGGCGTTTTCCATCAGCTTGATTGCACTGCCTGCCACGGGTCGGGTTGGGTCTGCCAGTCGACCGGCGAAGCGCTGCCCCTGGAAGTCCTGGTGCCGCAACTGAACATGAAGCTCCGCAACATGGCCGCCGAGCTGAACCGTGCACGACACAGCCAGGGCGGCGCGCACGAACAATACGAACAGAACAACCGCCGCGGTGCCGGCGGCACGAACTACACAGGGGATTGATCGATGGGCATGTACAAAGATGTGATGGGTACCCTGGTGCGCGTGCTGGCTGCTGACAACATCGACAACAGCACGAAGCAGTCCTGGCAAAAGCTGATCGAC